GTGTTCGCAGGTGCAATCAGCTCAAGCTCGCGGACTCGTGCTTCAAGCTCAGCAATCCGCTTGTCCTTGGCTTCAGAGGCTTCACGAAACTGCTGCTCAAGAGCTTGACGCGCCTCTGTGTACTTGCCTTCTGATTCAAGTTTGTTCTGCTCAACAGTCCGCTTGAACTCAAGCAACTCCTGAACATCGACGCCATCAGGCACGGTCTTAGCGTCTTTGAGCTTTCCGATTAGCTCGTAATTCTTTTTTTCTAACGCTTGGATGCTGTTTTTAAGTGCATCCACTTCGGAATTGTTTGGAGCCGCAGGAGACGTAATCTCCTGATTTTGCTCTTCAGACATGAATAACCCGTAAGGTTGTTTTCACGACCACTTTACTTTGTCTGCCCAATATGCGGCAGATGTCTTCCCCTTCGAGATATTTTTTGCGTGGCGTGCTTTGAACGATGCGCGCTTAGCCTTGTCCGCAGCACTCTCGCCTTTGCGCGGACGCTTCGTCTTAGCACCCTGCTGCCCGAACCTAATGAGCTTCGGTTTATCGCCGTCTTTAACGACAACAGCGTGAGACTTGCCGCTCGGATGCTTCGGCGTACGGATGGGTTTATCAAAGCCCGCAAACGTATGGCCGCCACGCTTGATCGTCATTTGCGCTTAGGCGCAGAACGAAGTTGTGACCGCTTTTTGAGCACAGGATTGCCAGTGCTTTCAGATTTGATCGCAATGATCGGATCGCCTTTAGCGCCACGTCGAGTGACTGTGCCGCCAGATGGTCCCTTGATGCTGTAAGCACCTTCGCCCTTAACGCTCGTTACAACGCCATAGGTCCGTTTGCCCTGATAGGTCCAGCTAACCCGAGATCCCTTTTTCATTTTTTCTTACCTGCCTTCTTCTTCTTACCTTTGCCCATTGGCTTTTGAGGCTTCTTGGATCCGTGATAACCGGGCATCACTCGTCTCCTTTTGGCTCTTCTGTTTTAGCAGCTTTCTTTTTAGAAGCAGCTTTCGGCTTGGCTTTCGCCTCTTCGCCTTGAACAGTGAACTTGTATTTAGCTGGCAGAGGGGCCATAGCCACGGTCGCGTAACTGATCCAAGGTTAGCTCTGAGCCGTCTTTGGCAACAAATTTTCGAATCGCGTCAGATGGGCCGAACTTTCTGACGAGGTTGTCGAAGATGCGCGCCCTTTGTCCACCAGGGCTTCGCCTTACCCGCGCAAAAAACTCAGACGGTTTCTCATCTCTGCCTTTTTTGCCTGAGAAGCCAAAGACTTGCGCCTTCCTCAATAGGTGTTCATCCGCAGTTTCATCTGCACCGCGTTTGTTCAACCACTCGCCGTAGTCTTCGCGGGCTTCCTCAAACTCTTTCTCAAGACCGATCGGGATGTTGACGTAACGCGAACGACAGTTGAAGTGCTGAGGCGGATATGGACCTTGGCCGTGCTTAAACACCTTGCCGTCTAAGGCACGACAAATAGCTGAGGTACGACTGTCAAGCGTTGCCGTATAGCGGTACTTTGCCGTTGCATCAGGGTTTTCAGCAGCAATGATGCGATCAGCCGCAGTAGCCACCTGATTGACACTGGTCCGAACGATGGCTCTGATCTGATTGTTCGGAATGCTGGTGGCTTGGCCGCCTGCGGCGATGATCGTGTCAATCGATCCACGCTGCTGCTTGGTTAAACGTCCTTTCAGCCTGCGAACAATGCTTGGCACTGATTCACCTTCGAGCAGACCGTTCCGAACAGCAACACTGAACAGCTCCGCCTGCCTGTCAGACATCTTGCTGAACGCGTCGCGTATTACTTCACCGTTTGGAAGGCTGATCTCTTGTCCGACCGTTAATTGGAAAATGATCGGATTAGTGGCAATACGATCGAAGCTGTCGCTGAGATTGACAACGCCAGCAACGGTCGGCTGAGTCGTCACGATTGCTTGCCCTAACGCTGGACTGATCTCAACCGTGCCAACTGTTGCAGCAGCGCCAGCAGGCAACGCTTTTTGTAGTTGCTCGGCAGCAAATTCAGACTGGAGTACAGCTAAACCCTGTAGCTCCTGAGTCATCGTGGCAATACTGTCGCCAGACCAAGTGCGTAGCGACTCGTTTAGTTGCGCAAGGATCGCCCGAAGCCGTGCAGCTTTGACGGGCGACGCAAGCTCGTCAATCCCACGAAGCTGATCAATAGCGTCTAGTACAGCGTCGTTGTATGCACGGATCAGGCGTCGGGACACACTATTGCTATAGCGGTTGAGGTCAATCGCGTTACGGAATACCTCGCGAAGCTCGCTCATGACTCATAGATGCCGAGATATTGCGGGTCATCGATGCAAGCCACTGAGACATCACAACCAGCCCGAAGCGCGTTGCCGACGAGATCAGAAAACTCAGCAATCACGTCTTTGTCGAAAGTGCCGATAGAAGTCTCCGACACGCCGCAAATTTTTCCTTGGTTGTACCAAGTAACTCGAATCACTGCATATGCCTGCTCCGCCAGCTCCTGCTTGGAAAAAAACAGAAGCCGGTTGATCGGATCTCGTTTTTCGCCGTTCCGCAAATTATCCAGCCAACTCATCCTCAGTCTCCGACGTCTCTGCTGGCATTGTGGCTTCTTCTGCCGCTTGCGGCCTTGGTTCAGGCTGATTGATTTCGATCAATCCACCTGCTTGTGTCGCCTCAAGCTCTTGTTCGACATCGAAGTCGTCGCCTAGTACCTCTCCTGCCTCTAGCTGAAGCAGTAAGGTCTCTTGCGTGATGGTTCCAGCCGTATAGAGCTGCAGCAATGCTTGAATCTCCTGCGGCTCAAGTCGCGTACCCATGAAGTCGCGATTAACGAGGCTGCTGCCTGGATTTCGCTCTTGCATGTAATCCGCGTGGAATCGCAAGCTGTTGTCGATCAGGTCTTGCATCTGCTGTGCGACAACCATCATGGTGCTATCGCCCTGGCTACGGTCGATGCGCTTAGCTTCTGCTGTCTCGCCGACGAGCTTTGCCCCCAAAACAGCAGCAAGACCGAGTTCATTGATCTGCGCAGCAATCTGCTCTAGTCGACGGAATTGCGCGTCATAGCTGTTGCCTGCTGGCTCGATATATTGAGCAGCCGCACCCTCTGGCAGTGCTAACGCCTCTCCTGGACCTGCGCTGATCTCTTCTGCTGCTGCAGGGAAGCCAAACAACGCAAGCATCGGAACAGCCGAGATATGCAGCTGATTGGAAAGGTCAGATTGAACTTGATAGTGCTGCAAGTTCAGCTCTGCGATATCAGCCAAAGGCGGTACTGATTCCAGCACGCCCATGCGATTCGAGTAGGCAACGCTGAACGGAATCTCGCTCAAACTTGTTCGACCTTCGTCGACAACAACAAAATCGCCCTTCTGATCTTTCTGGTGAATCTCGAAAGCGCCTGGAGTTAGTACCCTGATTTGCTCAACTTGCTTCTCGCCGTACAGTCCGTCTGGGACGACAATCTTTTCTGACAAGCGCAATTGCGTCAATTCTTGCTTGCCATCTTTGATCTCACTACGCCATCCGAGTATGTCGCGAGGCGTGTAGCTGACCCAATATGGACGGCCGTTTTCGCTTGCTGCAGGCGCATCTACAAGAACGCCAACGTGGCCATACCTAATGCATTGACGGCTGGCGGCGAACAACCAAGTCTGTAGATCATTGCCTTGCAGATCAACGTCGAAAAGTTGCTCACGAATAACGTCTGACACGTCATCGAGACGCACTGGCTTGCGAGTCAGCATGCCTGCAAGCATCCGCTCTAAACGCAAGTAGTACGGCGCAAGAACGGATCTCTGTAGTCTGTTGTCATAGGACTCATCAAGTTCTCTTGGCTCTTGCGGCAAAAACTTTCTATGGCCTTTTCTGATCTTGTATGTGCCGCCTAGAAGTGTTTCAATCAAACCCCAGTGGGGTTCCATGTTCACCCACGCTGTATTCGGATCGTTCACCTGAGTGACGTTGCCAATACGTTGCCGCCCAGAAAACCCTGAATACACAGCTAAAACCCGCGCGATGCCTGCAGTTTAGTAAAGCCTAATCCCAGTACCACGACCAGCACGCGCATTGAGCATGCTGAAGTCTCTGTAGACGAGATAGCCCAATGCATCGTTCATGTGGTCATAGCCTGCGTCCTTGTCAGGATCTCCGGCTTCCGTGTAACTCTGCAGTTCGAGGCATTCGATTGTGCGCTTACAGCGTGGTGCTATCTGAAGCCTGACTTCGCCTTTCCCATTCTCCAGAAGAGCTTGTACAGAAGCCACCCGATCACGGATGGGAGGATTCGCCTTTGGTGATTGGTTGCTGAAACCATATGATTCCAAGATCTGGATGTCTGTGCGGCTGGCATTCGTAGATCGTGCCGAGCCTGATGCGTCAGGGTAGACATAGACAACGGAGTCGGGAAATCTTTGGCGTAATTCTTGTGCCAGGGCGTCGGTGTCATGAGCGCCACTGATCTCGTCGATCAGGTGAAGTTTGTTGTCAAGACGGACACCGATGACTGCGCTCATGTTGCCGATGTTGAAGTCGACGCCAACACGTAGTGGCTCGTTCTGATATTCCTGTTCAGATAGTGCTGAAACGTGTTTGGCTCGATCAAATCGGTCGTAAACCTGACCAGTTGTGAGGTTGCAGAACTGACCTTCCAGGTACGCCTGGAGAAGTGATGGGTCGTAGTTCGCGCGTAGTCGCTCGATGAAGTCTTGCGGCAGATGTGGATTGTCTGCCGTACGCATTCTGATCAATCTGCGATCAGAGTGCTTTGCCGCGTCATCCGAACCAAAGGTTTGCCACATCCATCTGAAACCTTCGGGCGTAGACGCTGCTGCGAACTGCCTGACGTTGCCGGACCGCAAGCGACCAAGAATCTTCGGGAATGCCCTTGAACACACGCTTGGATTCACAGTGTCGATTTCATCGGCGAGGACGAACGACAAGTTCAGACCGATGATGCGTGACCAGTTCTCAAAACTGCGGCACAGGATCTTTGTGTCTCCACCAGGCAGATGCAACACATATTCCGGCAATGGAGATGCACGGAAGGTGTACGGAATCTCGTATTGCTCCAGAAAATTCTCGAAATCGTTCTGCCAGATATCGCGGATCAGAGGCCCTGTCGGTTCCATGACACAGCCGATAAAACCTTGATTCGCTGCTGCGAGGTGCAGGGTCTTTGCAGCTAACGCCCTCGTCTTCCCTGCTCCATAGCCAGCAGACAGGCCGATGATCTCAGTCGTTTCGTCAGCCACGAAGTCGAGCTGACCAGGATGTAGGTCGTCTTGCACACGAGCAAGAACACGCTGCAGGTCTATCTGTTCATTGTTTTCGCCGATGCGCTGCAGGATGTTGCCAGACGGAATCGCAGACAAAATTCCCATCAGTCGTAGATCTTGGCGAGCTTGGCAGCAGTGTTGATGCAGCCGAGAGCAGCTTGCAAGTTCGACTGCTCCATCGCCTTCTTCTGGATCACAGAAAGCTGGGACAGCAGCAGAGCGGTAAAAGCTTGTCGATCAAGGCTGTAGTCCTCCTCAAGCTCTTTACGCGCCTCAGCGATCATCTCGTCGACTCTGCGCTTGCCTAGCCCCCATTCCTGAGCGCCATATTGAACTAAGTCTTGACGCGTAGCGCCGTTCGCCATCATGCGAGTGATTCTGGCGATACGGAACTTTTTCTCTACTTGCGTACAACGCTTGTTGGCCATGACCTCATCCTAGGGAAGCGAAAGAATCCAAGGCATACCAAACGTGGCTATTGCGATAACCACCTTGATGCGTCGGGATGATTGGTGTGACGCCATGTCGATTGCGGTATGCGGGATAGACAAGCATCGAACCGTCGACCTGATCGAAGGTTGCTCCAAACTCAGGGACGTGCAAGTTGCCGCCAGTGCTGTTGCGGCGCTTAGTGATGATGATGTTGACAGCTCCTTTGACGTTGGCGTGATCCTGATGAACGGCTGCTGCGATGTTGCAGTTGCTGATGGTCGAGGTGAAGTGATTACTGAAAGACCACTTTTCTGGCACGCGAGTCTTGATGGCCTTGAGATGGCCTTCGACTACTTGCGGTGCATTCGCGCGTAATACCTCGAAGGCTTTGAGGCCAGCAGCGCTCATTGCACGACAGAACGTTTTAGCGCTAGTTACACCATGAACCGATGATCGCGACGGATAAGGCCGACGCATATGCGGCTTAGGCGGACAAGAGCCAAGGATTGCGCTGTATTGCTTGACCTCTGCTGACTGGTCATGAAGGCCAGAAGAACGGCGCATGTCGGATTTAGGCACGCGCTTAGTACGCAGCTCTGTGTCTGCGATGTTCACAAGGTTCAGCAGGTCTTTAGGCAGCTCGGTAAGGAAGAGGCCGACTTGCGTGCCATCGCGGTCAGCAAGGATGCAGCTGTCATGCACGTTCGGCTCGATGAGCGGAACAGCATCACCGATCTTGAGACCGCTGTCGTTCGGGGTAAGCGTGACGATCGGCAGCGTCATTTGCTGAAGCAGAAAACATTGGTGCAAGCAGGGAACCAGCTCTGCTGCCAAACCGTTTCACGATGGTCGTTGTAACAGATGCTGTTCCAGGCAGCCTCGACGCGATAGTCACGTTTCTGCTTGTCGATGACAGACCACAGACGAGTTAGGGATGGGTCGATGTCAAACGACCATTCGTAAACCAGCTTTTTGAAAGTCGCGGCCGTGTTTTCGAGGATGGGCATCTCAGCGCCTTCGATGTCCATCTTGCAAGCGTCGAAGCCCTTAGCCTCATCGTCGAAGTTCAGGCAAGGCACTTTGAGTCCTTTGTCGTTCCACTTGCGAACGATCGAGTTACGCCACACCTGACTGTTGTTGCCGATGTAGAGAGTGACGCTCTTGCGGTCGTCGTGAACGAGCGCAGCCTGCTTAACGGTTGCCTTGAATCGGTTAAGGCGCAGATTGCGCTTGATCATGTCGACGTTGTACGGATCAGGCTCGTAGACAGTCACGTCTGCACCGAGCTTGCATGCGAGCAACGCGAAAGCGCCGACATTACCGCCACAGTCCATCCATTTTTCACCTGCGCCGATCTTTAGACCGCGTTTGAGGTAGGTCTTGCGACCAATGACCTCATCGAAAGTCTTGAGATCGCTGAAGCCTGGTCGGTGATAGAAGCGAATGCCGCTGATCGTTCCTTGGACGAGCTTCATGCTGCGAGAGCCTCGATCAGTTTCATGCCCACGTAGTCGCCACGTTTACGAGCAGCGTCTACGAGAGCTTTGGCCTCTTCATAATCTTCAGGACGGAACTCGATCTGAATAGCCTTCATGACGCCATCAGCAAGATCGTTCGTCGGATCGTCTAGGTCGTCTAGAGCGGAATAGTCAGGTTCTTCTGCGAAAGACGGGATGTCATCACCCCATCCGAGAAGAGTCAGGTCGAAGCCAAGATCACCAAGTGCTTCTAGTTCTTTCTGGAGAATGTCGTCATCCCAGGTGCTGTTAAGAGCGAGCTGGTTATCGGCGATGACGTAAGCACGGCGTTGCTCGTCGTTGAGATGACCAAGCGCGATGGTCGGAACCGTTTTGAGTCCCATGACACCAGCAGCCATGAGACGCCCGTGTCCAGCAATGACATTCAGATCGTCGTCGATCAGAACAGGGTTGGTGAAACCAAATTCTTTGATCGAGCGTACGAGTCGATCAATCTGCGCTTCTGAGTGTTGACGAGGATTGTTTTCGTAAGGGATGAGTGTATCCGGGTCACGCTGAACGATGTTTTCGGCAGCAATCATCAGGACCAGTTATCTGGATTCATCTTCCACAATATACGGAGTTGCCTGAGCTTTGGTTCTACTAAGTGGTGCGAACTTACAACGCCTGAAACATCACCGATCGTTATTTGCACGCAACCATCCTCTAGGTTGCGGATTCGTGGATTTGGCATACAAGGCTCTGAGGCGTCGCTCATAGTCTTCAAAAGCTCTGAGGTTGTTCAGATGTTGTTGCTTGGCGTAGTGGTTGTCCATTGATCTGAAGAATGTTGTCGGGGGATGGATCACGACTACTACGTGCCCTGCTTTTCCCGCGCAGCTCTGCAGGTGTTTTATGGCTTTCAGCCTGCATGGGGATACAGGCATCAGGCTCCCCGACAGGGCCTAAGTTACCTCTTCAACGGTGTAAGTAAAGCCAGCTTCAATAGCTTCTTTTTTCATGCGTTGAAGTTCGTCTTCGTCGTAAGCAGGATCAGCCCATTGAAGGTCTTGACCTAAAAATGCTTGAACTTCCCATTTTGGCTGAATGTCACGGCTGAGAACCATGAGGCTTTCGCGAGCTTCGAGTTCAGTCTGAAGACGCTCGAAGGAATCGAACAGGTCGAGCCAGTATTCGTGATAACCCATGGTCAAAGCACCGAGTAGAGACCAGGCAGACCAGCGTCTGAAAGACGGCTGTTCTGTGAGCTGGCGAAGTCGTAAGCGTCGTCCTCTGTAGAGAACGGTCCGATGTATTGGACATCTTCGAGACCACCTTCAAGGTGACGCGAATCGAAGCGAACGGTCCAGGTTTGTTCAGTCATGAGTCATTGAGTAGTGCGGTCCCCCGCTTGGTAGCCAGTATGGCAT